CGAGCCTCTTCCATATACTGACCTGTTTTCTCAAGGTCATCGTTCATTTTGATGAGCTGAGTCTGAGCAACATTCAAGCCAGTCTGCCAATTATTGACAGCATTTGTGTTCTTCTGATATTCAGTTTCTGCCTGTTGGAGTTGTGCTTGTGCCTTAGCTACTGCTTCTTCTTGTGCTTTGATTGCTTCTGCTGATGCCTCTCCAGAGGATTTCATCTGATCTAATTCAGCCTGAGCCTTGTCGAGTTCTTCAGAATATTTTTGAACATTCTGAGCTGAAGCATCCTGAGCCTCTTTTGCAGATTCTAAAGCAGTGTTATAAACATCTATTTTTGACTTCTGAGATTCAATCTGCTTTGATAAAATCTCATACTTACTAGATAAAGCATCAAGAGAGTTCTGTTCATCTTTGAACTCTGCCTGAGAGAGAGCCATCTCAGAACGAAGAGCTTTCTGCTCTGTATTGATTCCCTTTAATGCTTCACGATATGATTTTTCGCCTTCCAGTACAATGGAAGCTCCTATTTTCTGTAAAGCCATTTTATAAGCTCCTTAATGAATCAATTTGAGGTTTGCCTATCTGGTAGACAGACATCTTTTCAAGATTGAATAGTTTCTTGTAAAGTCGATATTTTTCAACAAATTCGCAATAATAGATATGCTTTGATTCTATTAGTGAATATCCAAGTTTGGTCATTGCGACAAATTCTATCCAAGAGAAATCAATGACAACTGGACCGTCATCATTGGTCGCTTCTTCCTCTTGGTCTTCTAGTTTTTTATTTCAAAGGCTCTTGAAAATTCTTTGATAAGTTCTAACTGAAGTTTATATGGAGATATATCCACCAAAAGAATCACCTGTCTTGGTGTTAATTGTTCGCATGGTTTATTCTCCAGGAGAGCTTCTAACTGAAGTCCTTCATATACGCACATATATAAGAACTTGTTAAGCTCTTCGATGTTTATATCTGTTGTTTCATATGTTCCATCTTCTTTTGGAATCCTTGAAAACAGAATATTTTCAAAGTTTTTCAAGTCTTTATATTCTTTTTGAATCTTTTCTAAAACATAATTTGAGCATCTTATCGGTAATTTCCTTTTCGAGCACTCAATATAAGTTAATTCTCTCATTTTATCCCCTTCTTAATAGCAAAAACGTTATTGATATTATCAATAACGTTCTAGAACATCCTTCTACAACATGGTAGATGATTAAGAAAAAAGGGCAGAGTATAACCTCTGCCCTTTAAAATTAAGCTATGACATATTCTTCAGTTGTAACCACTGAATCAGTCATTGAAGCCTTAACTGCAATAGCACGAATCATCTGATCTGATGAAACAGTGATTGCTCCTGTGTACTCTGTTGCTGCACTAGATGGCTTTGTTCCATCTGTTGTGTAGTAGATTGTAGCTCCAGCTGTTGCTGTTGTGAGTGCTACGCTCTGAGCTTCATCATATGAACCGCCAGGAACACTGAATGTAACTGGTGCAACCTGAGAGCCAAGTCCAAGAACTGACTTAGCCCAGTTTTCAGCAGCTTCTTCTGATACAAAGCCATAAGCCTTTGTTCTCCAATCTCCGCCATCGTCTGGAGCGAGAGCTGAACCGCTTAATGAAGGCTGCTTGAATGTTACTGACTCGCCCTTTGTCTGATATGTATCTTCACCCTCAACGAACTTAACCTTACGAAGAACGCAAGCGTCATATGTTCCGTCTGAGTTCTTAGCTGTGAAACCATATCCAACATAGTTTGATACATCACCAGCCTTTGAATGCTCGATTCCGTCAATCTCATTAATCTCATGACCATAGAGAAGCTCTGCTGCCTTGAGTGGAACTCTTGTAACTCCAAGAGCTATTGCTGCGTTGACGAACTCGTTTACTTCCTCAACTGTTCTGTTGTCTCCGTAGAGTTTAGCGTTAGCATATGAAGGTGTAACTGATGTGTTGACACCTTCACCAATCTGGATTGCATCAGAATAGCTCACTACACCAGTGCTTGAATTGTAGTTGTATTTTGCTACTATAGGCTTCGAAAAGCCGAAGTTGTATGAACCATTAAAATTCATGTTCAATTCCTCTCTTTCGTTATTTCCACTGTGAAAGTGGTTTGTCTTATTTTTTCGTTGTTTATTTCATATACTCTGGAAGTTGTGCTCGTTACGATACCCACTTCCTCAAGATATGTTTTAATGACTTCTTTCAAAGCCATATAATCGAACTTTTTAGGAGTAAAGAAGTTTATCTGCATATAAGCTGTGTCTGCTAGGACCTTATCATCTCCAAACTCTACTCCTCTTTCATCTTCATAAGTGAAAGTGATGTATTTCTTTTCAGTTCCTTCGTATTCATCAGGAACTACTGGAATATTTGCCAGAGCCTCGATTTGTTTTAGTCCTAAAATAATAGGATTGACATTCATCTTGTCATTTCCTCCCATTTCTTCTGAAATATTCTTAAGATTTCAGCTTGTGCATTGTTTATGGCCGGAGTTAACCAGGGCGAAGGAGCTTGATGAGCGTTGCCATAATTGAGCCATATTCCCTTGAGAGCATTGCTCACAGGATATGTTCTCTTGTGATTCTTTGAATCATAGTAGAATGTTTTCGACTTTCCAGAAGGTCCAACATTAACTATATAAGCATCTGTCTTTGTCTTTTTAGGTTTTACACCCTTAATTGATTCGACAAGCTCCCCTGTTCCAGCTCCTCGTTCTGCTGCCCTTATTGAATCCTTGATGGATTCGACCATCACAGGAGTTGCTTCCTCAAGAGCTTCCTTTGCTATGTCCTCAAAAGAAGAATTTAAAAGGTTTCCAAAGAGATTCTCAGGAAAGTTAATGTCTAACTGTGCCATCTATTCATTCTCCGATAAGGTTAATTCAACAATTTCCTTCTTCCTGTCTGGATAAGTCCTTGATACTACATAACGCTTTCCGTTATAATCAACGAGTTTTTCATCGTTGTACTCAAAGAGCTTAACTTCCGCTACACAAACAACATTGATTTTTGCAGCGTTAGCCTGATAAAATTCAGTCCTACTAACCGCCTTGATGTTAGCATATACAGTTCTTTTGGTTTCTGTTTCAGAAACAGGAAAGCCATTCTCATTGATGGTTTCCTCTGTAACTGTCACAAGGTCGATTGTATCTATCCAGCCATTCATTGTTTTCTTACTCCAATTGTTTTCAAGCGGTCAGAATAAAGATTCCAACATTTCTCGTCTCCGTCTCCGAATAAACCTTTGCAATAAAGCACTACCATATTGCATTCATCAAGGTTTTCAATGTTAAAATCATGATTACACGATTTTGATATATCATCTTCCGCTTGAGCAATAAGATTGTCAATTTCAGTATCAAAAGTTATGGTACTTACTCTTAAGCTCTGCTTAACTAGTGCTTTAAGTTCTGGTTCGGTCATGTTATTTCCTCTTCTTCTTTCTTTCTTCCGCTTCTGGTTTAAGTTCTGCTGTTTCAGCCTGTGCTTTCGGTGTAGTAGACACCACTTCAGCAGTGCCTAAAGCAATAAGCCTTGCAGCTTCGCTTTCTGAAACATCACAAATAGAGCCACCTTCTACAATGACTCTATTCGTGATTAACATTCTTATCTTCATTAAGAAGCTGAGACTACGCAGAGTCTATCGCAAGCCACTACACCGATACCAGCTGGCATTCTACCGATAATCTTAACCATATCCTTTTCAGCATATGTTAAATCATCAAACTTGAATGTTGGGTTCTTACCATTTGGCATATTCATCTGAACACCTGATGTAAGGTCTCCAACAATCATGAAGTTTCCTGTCTCTCCTGAAGCTCCTGTCATAGGATCGAGTGTGTCGTTTGTGAATACTTTGTAGCCATTGAATGGATCAACATTATATCCAGCGAGCTTAGCAAGTTTCTTGAGATAAGCTCTTGTCTTCTTGTGCATGATAAGAACAACATTGTCCTCGTTGATTTCATCTGTAAGCTCTGCTTCTGCTGCATCTACTGTTGAGATTCCGTCTGGAGCGACAACAGGAACTGAAGCAGCTGTTGCTGTTGCTGTTGTTGGTGATGCAAGAATCTTTGCGATTGCAATGTCGATTGCCTTCTTAACAATCTTCTGTGTAAGCTCTGCATAGATGTACTTGAGGAAGTCTTCAGAATCCATGTCGATGACTTCATCTGATACATAAATCCATTTCTTGATTGTCTTTGGAACAAGTGTAACGATACCGAGCTTGAGTGTTTCTGGATCAGGAGCTTCTGAACCTTCTTCATGGATAACTGCATCTGTAGCTGAAAGCTCAAAGCCAATCTTTAAGTTACCCTTAACAGCTGTCTGCTTAATCATATTGAAAAGCTCGTTTGAGTTCCAAGCTGTGTTGATAGTTGTCTGAACAAACTCAGGTACTGGAAGCTGTCCATCTGCACTTGTTACATACTGATTGTCAGCGTTTGTTGTTAAGATGCTTCTTACTTCCTCAACTTCACCAGTCTTGATGAACTTAGCGTAAGCATCTATATATGCTTTTGAATTTCTGATTTCGTCAATTTTACTCATTTTGTTCTCCTTCTTTGGTGTGATGTCAACTCCGCTTCTCTTCTGAGCAAAGTCTGCTGCTGCCTTTTCTTCTGCTTCAATCTTCTGAAGCTCGTCTTTAAGAGCTTTCTGTCTTGTTGCAAGTTCTTCTGCTTCTTTTGTTCTGGCTTCAAGTTCTGCCTGGTCTGCTGTCTCAACTCCAGCTTCAAGTTCAGCTGAACGTGCTTCTATCTGCTTAAGCTCATTGATGATTTCTGCTTTTCTTGTCATCCTTTTATCTCCTTTATTTTTGATAATAAGTTTTTGCGGGTTTCTTCGAGCTTACGAGCATTCTCCAATGCTTCTCTTGCACTCTCCAGTGATGCGTGGCCATCATCCGTTGACCTAGCATTAAGCGAAGTTCCCTCATACGCTGGGAATGTAACTGCTGACACTTCATAAATCTTTGAAATGCTGGTTATATGTCTTGTAGGATGGTCTGAATCTAAATCATCCCACTTGTCCCCATTAACTCTGAACATGAAAGACATCTGGTCAATGTCTCCCCTTTCAACCGCAGAATGAA